TGTTATTCTTGAGGATACTGCTGGTGTTAGATACTCTATTTCTATCAAGAAAGATGATGCAGAGACTTGGGAGTCTGCTGACTCATACTTTAGCGCAGAAGCCAAAGGTATTATTGATAAAGCGGTGGTCGCCAAAAAGACTAAATTAGTAAAGCACAGCACATATTATACCATTGAACCAAATATAGCAGTTGCTGCTAAACTGCAAGAAAAGAAAGCAGTAGTATTTGGTTCAGATTTAATTCCAGGTGGTGCAGTTATCACTAAAACATTTGCATCATCTTCTTTTAGCCAAGAGGATGATACGCTGACAGTGACTGTTTCTAATATTATAACTAAATTAGAACATGTTCATGGCGATAAAGATGTTTTCTTTCTTATCCGTAATGACAAGACGAGAAAAAGTATTAAAGAGTATCCAGGAATTAGAGTACTGGCTTCCTATAAAAAACGCATTAACAAAAATGTAATTGTAGTCGAGAGATAAAAACTATGTTAAATTTCAAATCATTTCTTAAAGAAGAAAATAACCTAATACTCGAAAGAGCATTGTCACAAGACTTAGAGTCTGATGATAAAGGTAAACTGCACGAGTTACTTTTGGCAAAACATCTTCATGCAGATAAACAACTTCCATTGCATCATCGTTCTGAATCAGAGAACGAAGAGCATGCTGGTACTCCACAGCAAGTTCACGATCGCTTAATGAAGAAGGTTGGTAAAGATGCATACGATGAAATTGATGCACATGCTAAAAATACAGCTGAAGCATTTAAAAAACATCTTCAAGAGCAAGGACATATTGGTGATCATGCTCATATTGGTGATGTTCATTGGACATCTAACGCAGACAAACCAAACAGCCCTGGAGACCATTTCAAGACAGTAAAAGATGCAAATGGTAATGGTGTATCAGATCCAAATTCAAACGCTGACTTGATTCTCACTCTTAAAAATAAAGAAGGTAAGACAGTTGGATACCATGGTGTATCAGCTAAGTATGGATCCAATGAACCAAACTATCGTAATCCAGGTCTTGACTCTATGGAGAAGACTGCTGGTATTGAAAAGGGTAGTTTGAAAGCATTGACTGATGCTCACCATAAACATATGGAATCACTTGGATATAATGGTTCTGCTGATCAAAAGAATATTCAGTACAAAATTGATAAGATGGGTATTGATAAGGCAAGAATGGAACACGCCAAACTACAGGGTATTGCTGCAACAGGCAAAACTCTAAGCAAGAAGAATAAAATTATGCACGAACATCTGGGTAAATTTATCGATGGTCATGATAGTTTAAAGCCAAAAGAACAAGCAGAATATCTACACACTTCTAATGCTCGTGTCAATGCTGCAGAGTCTTCTTCCAGAGATGCAAAGACTGCAGTTGCTAAACAATTTCATGCAGGGCTTTCTACCAAATCTGATTCAGAATTGCGTGACATTATTCGTCAGCATGTTTCTGCTCCAACTCACATTCCGCATTCAGTTGCTCACAGTAAAGTTAAAGCTGATGGTTCTTCTGAGCCAGTTATTAAATCATCTCATAGCATTGCCGATGAACATTTGGCAAACGCTACAGATCTTTATACAGAGCATCAAGGAAGTACAGTTGTTATTAAAGGTAAACATCCAATAACCAAGAAACCAGTTCGTGTGGCTACCTTCGCTATTAAAAGTTCTTCTGGACCACATAAGAGTCTAGTTGGTACTTTCGGACTGAAATAATCCCCTCAATTCTGTAGGGTTATTGCTTGACAATTATTGCAACTTAGGGTATAATAGTGATATGATACTAGGATTTAGAGACTTTTTAACTGAAGGTGCACCAGCCGAAGAGGGTGCAAAACTTAAACACATTACTCACGCTGAGGATCGTCCACTGTTCCACGGAGCAGACGGATTCAATCATGCGTATAATGCCCTTCATGCTGCACACTATCATACTAAACAAGGTACAACCTCCAACAAGTTGACAATGAAGTATGATGGTTCACCATCTATCGTTTATGGTCATCATCCAGAGAATGGTAAATTCTTTGTTGCGTCAAAGTCTGCGTTTAATAAAAACCCAAAGTTAAATTATACACCTGAAGACATCGAGAAGAATCATGGACATGCTCCAGGTCTTGTTGAGAAACTTAAAGCAGGTTTAGAACATTTACCAAAGGTTGCTCCAAAGCAAGGTGTTTATCAAGGTGATGTTATGTATACACATAACGACTTGAAAAAAGAAGGAAGCAAAACTTCTTTCACACCAAACACTATCACTTATACTGCATCTGGTGACAAAGCCCAAGCAATCAATAAGTCAAAGATGGGTGTAGTTACTCATACCAAATACGAAGGCACTAACCTTAGCAACATGAATGCAACAGGTAATGTTTCTGAGAGTGAGTTCGGTTCTCATCCAGATATGTTCCACCATACTGCCAGCTACGATTCAGCAGGTGCAAAGTACTCTCCACAGTCTCAACAGAAAGTCCTTGGTGAGTTATCCAAAGCCAAAACTATTCATGAGACTCATGGTGCTAAAATGTACAAAGCAATTCACCCAGAGCATAGCGGTGAATCAGGACACCTAGCAACTTATATCAATCAAACAGTTCGTACTGGTGAGACACCTTCCACTGAAGGATTCTCTGCTCATGTTTCTTCTCAGTTGAAGAAGAAGTTCGATAAGATTAAAACCCCTGCAAAGAAACAAGCAATTATCGATGATGCTGATTCACAATTAAAGCATATCGAAAAGAACAAACAACACTACGACAATCTACTGAAGATCCATGGTCACCTTGCCAATGCTAAGAATGAATTGGTTAAGACTCTAGAATCTAATGAAGGTTCTTATGAACATGCCATCGGTGGTGTTGCTTCGAAGCCAGAAGGTTTCGTATACAATCATACTCACAATGGTGTAACAGAGCCAACCAAGTTGGTCAATCGTGCAGAGTTTGCTCGCCAGAATCTATTGAAGTCTCGTGGTGAACCAAAGCCAGCAGGTGATGTGCACCATGTTATGGCATATGGTCGTATGAATCCTCCAACTGCTGGTCACGAAGAAGTTGTTAAGACTATCAAAGATAAAGCCAAAGAAGTTGGTGGTGGTCACACTCTGATTCTTTCTCACTCTCACGATACAAAAGATGGTAAGAATCCTCTCGATCCAGAAACCAAACTGAAGCATGCACGAAATGCATTTCCTGGAACTAACATTGAAGTCGCTTCCAAAGATAAACCAACTGTGTTACAACATGCAGCTGATCTCCACACTAAGGGTGTGACTCATCTACACTTTGTTGGTGGTTCAGATCGTAAACCAATGTATGACTTACTAAAGAAATACAATGGTGTCAAAGGTGCTCATGGTCACTACAACTTCAAAGACATCTCATTTAGTTCATCAGGTGAACGAGATGAAAATGCCAAAGGTGTTACTGGTATCTCTGGAACTAAGTTAAGAGAGTTAGCGTCAGCAGGTAAGAAAGAAGAATTCCATTCTCATCTATCTTCTCAGATGAAACCTGAACATAAAGATGAATTGTACAATGATCTTCGTAAGGCTATGAAATAACTAATCTATGTAAGGATACAAACTCCTAAATAATATGTACTACTTTATAGATGGATCGCATGAAAGATTATAGACAACTAATCAAAGAATTACCGTCAACAACCTTAGTTTGTGCCTTCGGAGATTTTGATCCTCCAACTACAGCACACGAACTAATGGTTAAGACTGTCAATAGACTGTCAGAGCAAAAGAATACTGACCATGTCATCTACGCATCCACTAAAGATAGCCTGATTCAAGAAGAGAAGAAGGAACAATACCTCAAGTTAATGTTCCCTAAGACTAATTTCAAATCTGTAAATGAGTCTAAGATTAATAACCTTCTAGAAGATTTGGGTAAAAAATACAAGAAGATTGTAATAGTTACTGGAAGCGAACAAGTCGACAAACTAAAGAAACTTGTTAAAGAAAATACCTCCATCCAAATTATTCCAATCACAGAAAAGAATCCTGATGCTAACTTTGCTAAAATGAAACAGTTAGCAACCAAAGGATTATACGAAGAATTTAAGAAGAAGTTACCAAGCAACATTCGTGAACTTGATGGTCGTCGTCTAATGAACGATGTTCGTATTGGCTTAGGTTTAGAACCAGTCAAAAAACAGTTGCTGTTAGTTAAAGATAAACTCCGTGAACAATATTTCTGTGGAGAGATTTTTAACGAAGGTGATGTTGTAGAATCAAATGGTGAGATGTTTACAAT